GTTAAGGAGGATTGAGGAATGCTTCGAATTACAATACCAGCTGTTGAGCAATGGGACGAAGCAAAACAAGAATTTATCTATACAAAAGAGCAGACGCTGTCTTTGGAGCATTCCCTCGTCTCTATTTCAAAATGGGAATCTAAATGGTGTAAACCATTTTTGACAAAACAAGAAAAAACTTTTGAAGAAACTTTGGATTATATAAAATGTATGACCCTTACGCAGAACGTTGATCCAGAAGTCTACAACTACCTAACCAACGAAAACATTAAGGAGATTAACGAGTATATAGGAGCCCCGATGACAGCAACTTATTTTTCGGATGAAAAAACCAGTAAAACAAGTAGAGAGCAAGTTACAGCTGAGCTTATTTATTATTGGATGATTGCGTTTAATATTCCATTTGAGTGTCAGAAGTGGCATCTTAATCGTCTTCTTACTTTGATTAAAGTTTGTAATATTAAGAATCAGCCACCTAAGAAGAGAAGTAAGAAAGATATAATGAGTCGCAACGCTGCTTTGAACGCGGCTCGTAGAAAACAGTTAAATACAAAAGGATAAAATACGCAAAAAAAAGGAGATAAACAAATGAGTAATAGTTCGCTAGTAACATATACAAAATTATCACCGAATAATTCTGGAAAGCGTAATCACATTATCGATACCATTTCTATTCATTGTATGGCTGGAAATCTTAGTGTTGAGGAATGCGGTGATCTTTTCGCCAACCCAAATTTTAAAGCAAGCAGTAATTATGGGATTGGAAGCGATGGACGTATTGCATTATATGTTGACGAAGCCAATCGATCATGGTGTACCTCATCTTCATCTAATGATAACAGGGCGATCACCATTGAAGTGGCCAATACCGTAGCCGCTCATCCATGGCCGGTATCTGATAAGGCATACGCATCACTGATTGATCTTTTGGTGGATATCTGTAAGAGAAACAACATTAAAGCATTGTTGTGGAAAGCTGATAAGAATTTAATTGGACAGATTGATAAACAGAATATGACAGTACACAGGTGGTTTGCATCCAAATCATGCCCTGGCGACTGGTTATACAACCGGCATGGGGAAATCGCAGATGAGGTCAACAAGCGGCTTAATACTGAAATAAATACGGAGGATGATGACATGGACGTTGAAAAATTTAAGGAGCTCTGGTTGGAAATGCGGAAAGAGTTAAAGGACAACGACAGCAACGCATACAGCAAAGAGGCTAGAACTTGGGCTATTGAAAACGGTTTGATTGCGGGAGGCGGAATCGGAAAGGACGGAAATCCGAACTATATGTGGGAGGATCTTCTGACTCGCGAGCAGTTTGTAACAGTGCTTTACCGCTTCGCTCAGCTCATGGGTAAAGTATAATGGAACGGGGCAAGCATGAAACCGCCGCGCCTGTGAAGAAAAAGCGCGAATGGAGCAAGGTAATGACACTTCTGGTCGTACTTGCTGGATTTATCATCGCACAGGAGACTCTCGTCCTGATGTATTACTGCATTAGAAACGAGTATACTTCCACGGCAGCGTGGCTTACGGCTTCCGTCGGTCTGGCCGAGGTAATCATCGGAGCCGGTCTTACTGGGTATCTCAATCTTGCGAAGTCGGATCACAAAGAGGGTGGAATAACTTTTGAATCAGCAAAGGCTGCTGGTTTCAAGCAGGATAGCGAGGGCAACTATAATAGCCCAGCAATTTAGAATGGGGGATAATAATGAACACTATTATTACAAAATTTAAAACGAGCGCGACACTATGGACTGTTATTGGCGCATTTGCTCTCGCGGCAGTCAATCTGATTTATGGGAGCAACAATACCGCTTCGAGCATTGCTAGCGCAATTATCGCGATAATCCCTGCCTCTATATACATCTACCAGAAGTTCAAGCTGAGGATTGTATATGCGGACTCTAATAGTGACGGAAAGATTTCTGTGGAGGAACTCGTTGCTGCTATTAAGATTGCTTTTGAAGATAGCGATGAAGAACTGAAAACAGTATCAAATGCTATAGGGACTATTGTTGATGCCATTTCAAAGAATACAAGTGTCTCAACGTCAAACAGTGGTACAACTTAACTTCTATAAAAGGAGAATTTTGTATGATAAAGTTTAGACAAAAGGGTGATTTCTCTAAACTGACACGTTTCTTGGAAAAAGCCAAAGAGGCTGTACGTCTCGAAGATCTCGACAAGTATGGTCGGGAGGGAGTAGCCGCCCTTGCGTCTGCAACACCTGTTGATTCCGGTCTCACAGCTGATTCGTGGCGTTATGAGATAACCAACAAACAAGGATCGGCAAAGATTACTTTTTATAACTCAAATATTCAAAATGGAGTTCCAATTGCCATTATTCTACAGTATGGTCATGGAACTCGAAACGGCGGCTGGGTACAGGGGCGAGACTACATCAATCCTGCTATCCAGCCTATTTTTGACAAAATCGTAAATGAAGCATGGAGGGAGGTTACTAAGCTATGAGCAGGACAATCGATTCAAGAGTTGTTGAGATGC